CGCGGGCCACGCCTAACGACCCAGAACCGCTATTCGGGCTTGGCGATGGGTCGGTAGGAGGTTGAGGCTCGTCGCCTCGTATAGCTTTTATGAGGTCGATTGGGGGGTCTTGATATCGAAGCGCGGCGAAGATTTCCGCCAAACCTGTACTTAGCGAGTAGCTTCTCTCAACGAAAGCTGAGTGTTTGGCATCAACGTTGTCAGTTGGAACAGAATAGATGCGTCGTTCAGCGTTAGCACTGCTTCCTGTCCTTCTAACGATAAACATGTCGTTCCAACGTTTGCCGAAGATTGGACTCAAAGCCTGTCCAATGATACTTGGGTAGCCTCGGGCGTCAACGGGCTTGTGGTCGCGTATTAAGACGCTGGGGTTTTGGGCCGCGCCACGGGTTGTGTCGACCCAGTTTATATGGGCCGTAGCAATGACGTTACAACGGACGCTTGGATTGGTTAGCTGAATACTGAGTCGTCGGATCATTTCTTGGGCCGCGCCAGTATCGCGTCCGTGTTCGTCCTCAAGCACTCCAAGGCGATTGTTCATGTCTTGGACCCAGTACTTGGCTAGTTCGGCTGCGGTCCCGATGGTGTCAATGTCGAGAATGCAGTCGTTATCCCAGTCGGTTACGGGGCCGAGATTTATTTCGCCGTCTTTCCACTCAGAAAGAGTGTTTACGATCTGGGTCCAGCCACTGGAGTTGGTCGGACTTAGCATGTTATAGCTTTCCCTAGTGCCGGTTTTGGTCATCGACTTCAGGCCCATTGGGACGTCGATGGGAATATAGGATATTCTTCCCGGTTCGGTCAAGTCTATTCCGGCTTTTTTGATATAGTCCGCGTATGGGTATCGGCGATCCGTTAGCAGCGACCTTAGAACGCGAAACCCACGGTCGGTGTCGAGCATACGCAGTTTGTAGCCAGCCGCTATGAGGCTGGCCTTCGAGCCAGTCTTTCCGTGGCCGCTGTCCCCCATGTAGATGATTTTGGCGTTTTCGTTCTCGGTGTCGAATAGGCTTGGCATAGATTGCGGTCCTTCTGTTTGTTTAGTCTTCAGCGATTTTTATTATGCTAGTGACGAGTTCTTCGAGAGTAGTTAGAGACGAATTGGTGTAGTCTAAGTGTTGGGCGATTTTTGTACGGTTTTCTGATTCTGGTAACATGTCGAATGCTTGTTCTAGTGCGGCTGTGTTAAGCCTTATTACTAATTGTTGTGCTTTTGCCAGTCTTAGTAAGCCTTTGACTACGGTTTCGTATTTCTCTGGAGTCATTGTCATAGCCGGTCCTCTAGCGGGTTTCTAGGGGGTTCCAAGCCGGACGCTTGACAAATAACCCGTCAAGGAGTTCTTGCCGCGCGCTGGGGTCGGTAGAACAGATACCCCAGAATTGACAGCGGCCTTTGCCATAGCCGCAACCCTTTTCGTTTTGGGGCCAATGGTTGGCGACGGCATATATCTCGGCTTGGTGAAGCCAAATGTTTAAGTCTCGTAACCATTCTTCACGCTGTTCGGGAGACCTATTGATATATCGCCGCTTAAAGCGGCTACCATTAACCAAAATCTGTATGGCGTTGACAATAACTCCTTCGATTTCCTGGTTGAATATGACCGCACCAGCAATGTCGTATAGGTTCATCTGGTTATCGGGAGTGTATTGTCTGAAGTAGTAGTCGTCGAGTTCGTATTTGGTGGTCTTTGTGTCGAGTATCCAGTGACCACCGTTGAAGGAACCAATTTTGTCGAGGTGTCCGCAGAGGATAAATTCTTCTCCGGTGGTTTCTGTACGAAAGCTTGTGTCGTGTTCGTCGCCGCTAAGCGGGAACCTAAAGCTGACTTCAACTGCCGGTTTGCCATTCGGAAGGGTTATGGTTTCTATGCGGTCGTCTTTGTAGAAGTCGAGATACCAAATCAGGGTTCGGATTAGGGTTTCTCGGGTCTTCGTGGGTTCGTCGCTGAGCCAAGGACGGTTCGTTTCGTTGTCCCAAGTATTTAGTATGGTCCAACGAACAACGTCGATCAGGGCCTTTTGGTGGTCAAGACCAGTACTGCGAAGTCTTTCATAGAGTTCGGTTGCACTATGGAACAGCGTACCAAATTCCAGGTGTGCGTTTGGCTGGCCCGACGTATAGCCGTCGATTATATGGTATTTGTAGTATTGGGGGCACTTTTTGAGTGCCCCCAACGACGTTGAGTCCCAAGCCAACTGTAGATTGGGTAAGGTTTCGCTGAAGGCTGACACGGGTTCGGGTGGGGTTATACGGTTGTCCATTGGATTTGCTTTCTAGGCTTTGTCTTCGTCGGCCTCGTTGACGTCTTCGACTTCAAGGGTGTCGTCTTCGAGAAGCCACTCGACTGCGGGGTTTTCTGAACTTAGGTCTTCTTCGGCGATTTTCTCTGCGGTCATTCTAGCTGAATCTTCATCGTCGGCTTCAACTTCGATTACTGCTGAGTGGGTTTGTGTGCGGGAGAGTTCGACTTCATATTTCGGCATTACGCAAGTCCTTTCGATTTAGAGGGTTATGTCAATGATGTTGCCCTTTGGGGCGCGCTTGCCTCTGGGCTTGTTCTTTTTGTCTTCTTCGGTCGTGGCCCAGGTCAAGGCTTGGGCGCGGTATATGTCGACAAGTTGGGCGAGCTTGTCGTCGGTAATGCGTTCGGGCATTCCCTCGGCGAGTGCATTGTTTATTTCGTCGAGTAGGATGTTAACGCTGTCGACGGTAGCTTCGCTGAGCGGGCTATCGGGGTCGATTGTGGGGTCTTCGACAATCCGAAGGCTTGCGCGAAGCGCCGCTGCTAATGGGTTAGTTGGGTCAGACATTGCGGTTCCTTTAGAATGGCGGATCTTTTGGAGTCATTCCCCACAGATCGCTTGAAGTGATTTCGCGATCAAGGAGACTATTTTCGAGTTCTTGGCATTTAGCCCGGATACGATTTACGACCGGGTTAAGTTTGGCTTCGCTGAGGCCGTAGTTTTTGATATAGTTTATTCGCCGGATTATTCCATTTAGGTGTTGGATTGTGAGTTCTTCAACTGACTTTCTTGGTGCCGCAGGCGCTTCTGACTCTTGCGCCGTAGGCGCTGGTTCGTCGTCGTCGTCAAGCTTTTCCTGGGCGATTGTGGCTTCGAGAACTTGGTTAGTTGTTGTATTGGTTCGGTCTTTCCAAGTCTCTAGGTAGCCTTTGCTACGGTAAGCTGCAACCAAGAGTTTTGGACTGGCCTTTCGGACAGCCTCTTCGTTTAGACCTTGAAGCTTGATCCATTGACGCAAGAGGCTTTGGGTTCTTGGTCCTTGGATTGGCTCAACGTCGTGAAAGGCTGGTACGCCGATTTGGGTTTCCAGGTTTGTGATTTCAACGTCGTCTGACATTGTGTTGTCCTTCGTTAGAGGGTTATGTCGATAACTTGACCCTTTGGTTCGGGTTCAGGCTGTGGTTCTTCTTCAAAGTCTAGTTCGAGATTTTCCAGGTCTATGGCGTCCAAGGGTTTTATGTCGTCAAGCTTGTTCAGTTCTTGGTGTTCACGGTCTTTGACGTGGGCAACGTAGCTGTGAATTATCTGGCGAATAAGCAGGTTTAGCCCGAGTTCTCTGGCTCGGCTAAGGTTACGCAGAAATTCACAGTCGTCAGCCCAAAGCCGAACGCAAATTCGGGCGAGGGTCTTGTCTTCATATATTCTAGGCATCGTCATCGACTCCAAGTTTTTCAGTAAGTCGTTCGAGGGAACTGATTTTGATTATTCGTAGGGCTTTGTCGGGTGAGTCTTTGTCAAAACGAATAGTTAGGTCTTTGAAGTCGTGGTCTTCTTGTTTGAAACGGTAAAGTATCTGTTTGGCTCGGGACGCGGGTTGTATCATAGTCGGATCGGCTTCGATATCGACAATGATACCAATGTCGGCTGCAAGTGCTGCCCGAAGGATGTTTCTCGCGTTGTCGGCTGCAAGGGTCATCGCAATTCCTTTTTTCTTTTAAGCAGGACTATGTTACTGTTACCTAACGCGGGCGGACGATGGAAGTCAGTTTCGGTTATCCTGTGGCCCTCTTTTAAGGCCCTGGCGCGAATGTCGCCAACACATGACAGCACAGCTACGTCGGTTGGACTTAGGTGTAGGTCTTCGCCCAATTTGGCAGCTTCCATGATAGTCATAAATAGGTTCTCGTGGAAGCCATGATCGACGTAATTGATGACTTCAGCTCTAGGTTCAGGTTTGGGTTCAACTTTGGGTTTGGTTCTTTTGTAGGGTCTAGGGCTTAGTGTCGCTGCAAACTTTATTTGGCAGTTTTTACAATGTAGCGCGGACGTCTTGTTGCTGCCATACCAGCCGATACGGTATGCTGGGGTCCCACATTTAGGGCAGCTTCCAGGTGATTTTAATTTGACAGAGTTCTTGGGATCGCGTAGAAAATAGTTCTTGTTAGATGAGTTGCACTCAATTTGCATCTGACTGAGAGTCACGGCAAATAGGTTCCATTTTGCCTCAACTGTGCCCATCTTTTCCTCGGGACGCTCAGTTAGGCGGGCTGCGGCTACGCGTCGGTACGCGTGATGCATCTTGATTTGGGGTTCTACGACTGAAAAAAGGTCAGACAGTTGGTGTAACTGTCCGTCCAGCAGGATTTTGTATATGTCGGATTGCCAACTCATAGAGAAAGCCTCTTTGGACTCTTTGGGGGTTTATTTTTAGGCTACGTTTCGGTCTTTGTCGACGTTGCGGAGCTTCTCGATGCGTTCGACTTCATTTAGAACGCGCTTGGCGTTGGCGATAAGTTCTTCGAGAGTAACAACAGCCGTTCGGGTTGCGGGAGTCGTAAGTGACGACAGGTATAGATGTTCGAGTCCCTTGGCGACAGCGTTGTTGAAGCGTCGAGCGTTCGCGATAAGTTTGGTTGCGGGTATCGTATTGACGCGACCGTGGCGGGCGCGGGTGCGCTCAGCTTTTTCAATTTCTCCTTCGCGATACTGGTTAACTATGCCGATGGCGTCGTTCTCGTCGCGAACGGAGCGGAGCCTTTTGCAGAGTTCGTCGATAATAGTAGCGTTTGGGTTGTGTTCTTGGATGAGTTCGAGGACTTTTGTGAATACTCGGTCACTGTGAATTGTATTCAGCATTGTTGCTACAGTTTGCCCAACTCTCATACGGTCGAGATTGTATCCTGCGTTTAGGGCTCGTTTGCGCGCCGCTTCAGCACGCCACGCAGCCGAAATTGCACTGAATTTGAGTCCCCAATCTTTAGATAGGGCTGTCAGGGATTTTTCGGGAAACTTCTCGTGAAGAGCAATGACCTGCAAGATGCTTTCACGAACCGTGACGCCACGACCCTCTAGGGTATTGAGTTGGCGAATGATGACTTCACGACGATACGCATCAGGTTCGGTGACGACGTAAGCGTCGAAGCCGGTCTTTCGGGCGCAAAGTGCGCCCTCGATACGGTGCATCCCAGTCGCAACGTCATAAGGGAACTTGCCGTTGTCACTAGGAGTTAGCAATACTATGGCGGGAAATTCGACACCAGCTTCCATCTCAAGTCCGTAGTGTATGGCGCGATCCTCGTCAATTTTGGCAGCAAGTCGCGCGGGGTTTTCGGCACTATGTTTGAGGTCTATTTTGTCAAAGTCAACCTTAGCTTTGTATTCCCACTTGCTCTTACTACGATTTAAGTAGGCTTCGGTCTTGGGGTCACGCATAACAAAGTTTCCTTTGTTTGGGGGTTAGATTGCGGTCACTGTTTGTCTTTTTTTGTCGTGGAGAGGCCAGCGTCGCATATGGCAACGTGTTGCTGGCCCCATACCGAGATATAGCTGTGCCTGCGGGTGCTATGCACACACTTTGACTGTACTGCTGATGCCATATTTGCAGTGCAGTTGGCTACTGGCGTGGCTCCTCGCCACCCAGCAACGGGGGACCGGACCGTTACGCCGTCCGTTGGGCTTGGAGGGGGCAATGTTGCCAAGCAGCAGACCGACATGGTCCGGGCAGCTTTGGCTTTATGGACGCACATTGCGGGAAACGCCAATAAGGTTGTCATCGGAGACTGTAAGTTGAGGGTCGCTGGCTGAGTCGTACAAATAGTTCTGTGAAACGCTTTCCGGGGTTGCCCACGCGATGTTTTGGCAGGAATATGTCGGCGTAGGTAATCTTGATGGCGCGATTTACGTCGGACGGGCTGAATGTCTTTCCCAGCCTTCCGTCTCGTACCGCGGCTCTGATTGCCTGAATTGTCCAACCTTCTTGCACTGTGTAACGCTCCTAGAGGGTTATCTCGATTGCGCGGATTATTTCAAGCTTGACGCCGATTTGGCGGAGGCTTTCGGTGTGGGCGTCGAGTCGGGCGTCCACGCGCTGTTTGGCTTTTTCGATGATGTCGGGACGCGATTTCAGGACTTGGTCGATGTGGATGTTTAGGCTTGATTCTTTTGGCAGGGGGAGGTTTTGTTTGTCCAACTCAGCTTCGATCATTTGGGTTATGATGTGGCGAGCTTCTTTGTCGACTGCTTCTTCGAAAGAGATTTTGCGAGTTATTGTTAGTTCGCTCATGTTATGAGTCCTCACTTATTGTGTTTGGTGTCCGCATTGCGGGCAGCATAGGTTGTCGGTTGTGTTGTCGTCACAATACGGACAGTAGCGTTTCATAGGTGGCTGGCTATTGCGAGCAGGCACACGAGAAGCACTGTCGCCAGGATGATTTCTGGCTCGTGGCGTCGAAACATTGGCCTTCCTTTTCATTTCTTCTCTCAGAGGGTAATGTCGATAACGGTGCCGCGGGTTGCTCGTTTCTCGAATTTGGGTGTGCGATTGGCTTTGAGGTCGGTAGCGTAGGCGCGGTCGTTTGGTTCGCCATAGAACTTGGCTTCGGCTGCGCGGGAGGTTAATTTGGCGAAAAAGATTTTGCTTAGGGATGCTATTTGGTCGAAAGAGATTGATTCGTCAGAACTATCTAAGATAGTGTGTAATTGGAAGCTGCGGTCGAATACGGCAATGTCGCCGTTGTCGAGAGGGAGTAATATTATGCTGGCGTTGCCGTATTTGCGACTTAAGGCTTGCTGGGCTTGTGGATTAGTAGTTGGGTTGAGGTCCATTGGGGGTTCCTATTACGGTCCGTATGGTTCTTGCCTATTGTGCGGTAAGCATACCATGATGCGCGGAGGGGTGCAAGAGCTTTTTGGCGGCATACCCTCTTTTTTTTCGGGGGATGGCTGGAAGCGGCATACCTTCCGGCAGCCAGATTGTATGCCGCTTTCCGTTTACAACTTGGGTCAAGTCACTATCGCCGTTAGTATGCCCAGTAGGTAGGCCAAGATGATTATGGCGGGCCACCACGGCCGCAGCCATATGCGCTTTGGTTGTCGGCTGATAGCGTTGGCGTAAGCTAGGCGAGTTATGTTTGTCATAATGTTCTCCGATTTAGAGGTCGATGTCGATAACTTTTCCTTTGGGCTTTCGCGCTACCGTCGGTTTGGTTTGCGGGGGTTCGGGACTCGTTGGTTCTATCGGTTGTTTCTTCTTTACGTTAGCGCCCATTCGTATGTCTTCGAGGCGTCGATGGAGTTCGACCATTTGAGACTGATAAGCTCTGCTTAGGCTTTCGGCTCGAAGGGTTGTTCGGCGGAGGAAGTCGAATAGAGAGGTTAGGGACTTTATGTCGCCTCTCTCGAAGTAGATTCTTATTAGGTCGCTATTGATGCCAGGGTGACGGTTGATGTCGTCGTCTTCCATTGTCATGTCCTTTTGCGCTCTAGTCTCGCGCATTGTTCGTGGCAACAGGTGTGACCGTTGCCGTCGAGCATGTGGGTTTCGCGCCCCGATAGGGGTACGAGATCGACCCACCAACGGTCGGTATGACGGTCGGGTGTTAGGATGAACTTTGTGTTGGGCCAGATTTTATTGGCTCGTTCGATTGCTTCTTCGTGGGTCATCATCGGAGGCCACCTTCTTCTTGGGTCTCTTTCTCTGGGTTTGACCATTGCCAAATTATGGCGTCGTTGATAGTGGTTATGGGGCGGTCGATTTCACCGAGGGTTATTAGGTTTTCGACGGCTTCGGGAGAACTTATCCATGTTAGGTGGGCGTGCTCACTAAGGATGTCGATAAGAGTTTGCGAGATGGAAGTCGTTTCACCGTGGGGGTCGGCAGCGTATAGTATAGCACGTCCGTTGTAGAGTTGACGATTGATGGCGAAGTACTGGGTTGTAGTTTGGGGACCACCGAGGAGTCCTTGTCCATAGACGATTATGCACAGTCTGTAACCGGCGCGGGGCCAATTGACGGCGATGGTGCCGTGATCTAGGTCGCGGCTGCCGATGTAGTCGTGAGTCAGCTGTAAGAATTGGTCGGAGTCGGTTGGGGCGGCGAGGTTGGCGATGGTTTGGGTTGTTGGGTCTATTGTTATGATGTTAGGCATGGTTTTGGCTCTTTCTGTTAGGGTCCATTTTGGTGGCGAGACGTTCCCAGAACGCCAAACTCATGGCGTCAGCGCCGGTTGCGTTACGGTCGTTGAGTTCGCGACGGAAGAGAGCAAACATTTGTTTGGCGTATTGTTTGATGACTTCGCGTTCTTGGATATCCAGTTCGATCTGCATTTATAGGTCCTTTCCTTCTAGGAAGGCTAGCATTAAGTCTAGGGGACTTTGCTTGGGCCAGATCATAGAGCCGGCGTTGATGCGGATTGACGGCCAGATTTGACCCTCACCGTGGTCCTCGGTGTAGGTTATTGTTATTACACCGTCGTCAGTCTCTAGTAAGACGCAGGCGTAGTTGTGGGAAACTAGCCAATTGGCTAATTTCAGTGCGAGTCGGCCGTTATCCGGTGACTTGAACACCTTTGGTTCTTTCATGGGTTTATTCCTTGTCGGGGTCGTCGAAGTCGAATTTGGCATGAGGAAGGTTTGATCCGAATGGGTAGTAGAGTTCGGCTGAGTGTTCGCTGTCGAAGCCGCGCTCTTTTAGCGACTTGGCGATAGGTCTGGGAAGGTAGCCGATTTGAATATAGGACTTATTTACCCAGTCGGTATTGCCGGAAGCTAAGAGGGCTTCGCGGACTTTGTTGAGAGTTAGGGGGCCGTCCAAGTCGCAGTGGACGGCGATGGCGTTCGGGTCGAATGGGTTCATAGGCTCAGGGGTTAGCCATAGCCGGGTTCCGACGGGAGCAACTTTTAGAAGGATCTCTGCGGGGGGCCGGAAATGGGCACCGACGATAGGATAGGTTCGGGTTTTGATGGTCATTTGGTGGGTCCTTTCTGGATCATGTCGCTTGTTGGGATGGCGTCGTCTTCCACGAGTATTAGGTCCCAGCCGTATTCGGCCCAATAGTCGTGGAAAATTTTGGTGGCGGCTAGTTTGTCAGTGTCAGATAGGCCCTTGGGATAATCGTATAGGTATGCGTATTCACCGCGGTCATTTTTGGTGACTTCTTCTTTGAGGACGACTTTCCAGACGGCTTTTATGGTCTGTTTGGTTACGGTGGGCCAAGAATATAGGAAGCGCTTTTTTGTTGCGCTTCGGCTTCGGGAGTCGATTAACCAGATTTTCATAGTAAGAGTCCTTGGTTGGGGTTGAAGAAAATTTTTTTTTTCGCATGACGTCGTGCGCGAGGCTGGCCCTGCTGGGACAGACATAGTATTTGGCGAGCGTAGCGAGCCGTCCGGGGCCTCGCGAAAGTTAAAGTCCATAACCAATGCTCTGCTCGAAGAAGAAAAAAAATAAAGTCGGTAGTGACGGAGGCAACTTTGTCTGTTGCCTCCGCCGCCGGTCGCGACCTACAGGAATAAATCGGTCCACCGGCTGACGGGGTTATTGTCGGGTTGGTTACGGAACCATGTCTCTTGACGCCGTAACCGCTGTCGGACACTCACCGTCTTGTCCGCCGCGAGGGAACACGACCTGACAACCCTCGCGGATACTGAGGTCTGTTATTTCCCCGCTCGAATCAGGTCGCCGCGGAGCCGACGCAAGAGGTGGTCAGCGAGTTCGGCGTCGGCATCGGGCGAGTCAACGGTTTCGGTTGGGCCTTCGTTGTTCAGGTATTCGGTTAGGGCCGCGATGATGATGCGGACTTCACCGGGTTCGAGATCGGTTGTCATCGGAACCTCTCCTTTCGTTCTTGCTGTTCGACGAGGTCGAGGGCAAGGTTGATGATGTTGTTTTTGTTGTTTTCGGCGTTGTCGTAGTCGATAAGGATTGCCTTGGCGGCTTCAAGGTCGTCAAAGGTAACTGGCTCTACGACTCCGATCATATAGTGGTCCACCATTGAGGTTAGGATATAGGCTTCGGCGAGTTGTTCGGCGCGGGTCATGATGCTAGGTACTCAAAGAGTTCGTCGAACGTCGGCTCTGGTGCTGGGAGAGCCTTCAACGCAGTTTGTAGTTTGTCGAGGGCAATAGTCTGTTGGTCGGTGAAACCAAGCCTTCGGTTGACTTCGGCGATGATGGTGTCGAAGTCGGCACCGGCGATGGTGTGGAACTCGTTGCCGTCCCAATAGCGGCAGCTTAGTTCGGCCTTGGTGGTTATTTCGTTGTCCATGCGATTGCTGGTTGCGCGGACTCGGATGCTGAGTTGGGGGTCGCAGCCGGGCTTCTGGATTTCCAGGGCTCGGCTGAAGTCGATCATAGTTTGTAGGGTCTGGAGTTCTTGGGCTTTCATAACACGGTTCCTTTTGGTTGGGTTACGCGACCTCTGTTAGAGTGCCGCACACAGGGGACGATTTTTGTTGTTTCCGTCCCCTGTCTGCGAAACTCTATTCTTCGTTGGTTAGGTCGCCGGGTAGAAGGTCGACCTGGAATTGGATTTTCGTGTCGGCGACTTGCAGTATGTAACGATATAGGACGCCGTCGTAGCCTGTGTTGTGTTCTTCGAGGAATACCATTGATCCGGTGATCTCCGGATCACCGTCGACGAGGGATTTGAGTTTCTTGAAGTCGGGAACTCTGTGCGGCGTTGCCTTTTGCTGACAACGGATGCTTAGGAGCTGGATGTCGCTAAGTTTGGCGGCTTGCTTCATGATGGTTAGTCCTTTGAGTAGATTTCGCAGAAGATGTCGGTTGCGCGCGGTTCCGCGTTTGACAGTTGTTCTTTGGCGTGAGCCTCGTCGTCGGCATGGCATTTGAAATAGTATTGACTTTCGTGGTTGCCGGTGTTGACGAAGTAGGAACATAGATACTCGGTCATTGGTCCTTGTCCTTACAGGTGGTTGCGAAACTAAGAGTTAGCTTTTGGTAGAACGTTGTTGGGTCGCGTTTGGATGCGCGGCAGACGGCTTTGTCGAACATCGTTTCGCAACTCTTTGGGTCGGTTGTATTTTCACAGCTTTCTTTTCGGGCTTCGATGTAGTTGGATCGAAGTTGTATGCCGTCGTGAATTAGCATTGCGCCACCTAAGGTTATGGCGATTGCTAAAGCGATTATTATGGAATTTCCTGTGGTCATTTGTCCCAAAGTGGTTGGATTTTGCCGAAGCCTTTTCGGGACATGAATTTGCATAGGTCGTAGCTTGCGGCGTATTCAACGATAAAGTGGAGGCGGCCCGCGTACAAGTCGTCGCGGGAAACGTCCAGGATCTTGAGTTTTATGCCTGCTTTCTGCTTATCCGATAGGCCGTCGAGATTTGGTTGTGGGACTCTATAGGATACGTCCTTTACTTTATTGCCGTAAGGTTGTTCGATTATTTTTTGGTTTATCTCTGAGTCGGTCATTGTTGGGCAGGTTTCGTCATTCCTTATGACATACCATGTTTGGTCGTCTGGAGTTATAGCCAGTGCAACGCTCACAGAGATAGTGACTACTCCTAGGAGTAGTCCAGCGGCACCAATAGCGGTTTTGGTTTGGGGTTTCATGACTGTACTTTGTCTTGGGTTGCTTGGTCGCAGCGCGCATAGGGTAGGCAAATGAAGATGTATGCGTTTGGCTGTGTGTTTGTTAGTTGTTCTTTGGCGTGGTCGATATTATCTGCTTCGCATTTGAAGTATAGAATGCCACCACCGTCGATATTGTAGGCGCAGATATATGGTTCGATTGGTGGAGCGGCTATTTTTGGTTTATGTCTGTGGTGTGACATGGTATGGGTTCCTTATCGCCAAGGTAGTTTGTAAAAGTTGAGAGGATAGCTGTGGCGTGGAAATAGGCGCAGGTAGAGATAGGTTGGCAAGACGAACTTCTTGCCGTATGGGGACTCGAACTTGCGGATTTTGTGGAAGTGTCTCATGGCTTGTTCCTCTTTCGCGGACGTGTTTGTAACTTAACCAGCGTTGAATAGTGTAGCTCGGCTGCGTTGCGCCAGTCGACTGGTGCGCCCCACCGACGTTCAAACTCTTTGCGAGTCATTCTGTATTTAATACAGTCTATACAGGTCAGGCGGCCAGCCTTGAATAGCTGCCATATGCAGTCGCTGTTAGTCATCGTTGCCTCCGGTTTCCTCGCTGGCGTGGATGTTGCCTAATAGAGTTTCGGCAGCCTTAGCGACTGCCGCTCGGGCGGACTCGGGCGTTTCGCGGCCAACGGACGCTTTGATATAGATTGCGCCGCCGGGTTGGCCAGAGGTTGGATCGTTGGGTTGATGTAATGGGTATCCGTAGCCACTGGAGAAGCTTCCCTCGGCGTTTGGATGCTGTTCCAATATGGCGAAACAGAGTCGGCGCATCGTGGCTGGATGGGCGATGGCGAATGCAGCACGGTCGAGGTCTAGGATTTCGCCGGCTTTCTTGAATACGATGCTGTATCTGAAGTCGGTTCCGCCGCTGCGGCTATTGCCAACGATGCGAAGCTCGGTTGAGTAACCATGTCTTTCTAGGGTTTCGGCTAAGCTAACCACTGCTGCGCCGCGCAGCATCATGTCCTCGGGCCTCACGCCAGCGTGGGTCCAATTGTTGAAGTCGATGCGAATTATGGGATTGCTTTGGCGCATATCACTGCCGGGGTCGATTACCATACACTCTGGGTCGCCCGCACAATAGTTCGGAACCATTGGAAATGCGCCTGCAACGCTCATTTCGATTGACCGATATGGTTCCGGCTTGGGCCGCACGATAGCGAGGCTTTCCTCTAGCATCTGTCTGCCCTCGGGCCAACCTGTGCGGGTTGCCATCTTGACGCATTCTTCCCAAGTCGCCGTTCCGTTCCACGGCAGATTGCTACCGTGTATCATGTCACGGTCGGTGGCATGGCTGGCGCGAGTGTGCTTCCAGGCGTAGAGGCCGTCGTCGATTGCCGACTGTACGAACTCGTGCCACGATTGAAATTCGCGGTTGTCGAGGGGTTCGAGTTGGCTTGTGACTTTTGGCAGGTTGCCAAGTTCGAACTCGAACAGATCGTCGCCGATATCTTCGCCTTCAGGGTCAGGCTCGTCGTCGATGTCTTCCTCGTCTTCCTCGGGTTCAAATTCTTCGGGTTCGAACTCTTCTTCGGGTTCGTCTTCTGAGTCCTCAGGCTCGGGCGGTGGTGGTGGCGGAGGTTCGGCGTCCGGTTGAATGCCGAGTTTTATTTTCCAGATGGGCCAACCTGATGGATATGTCATTATGCCACCTCACGGATCGGAGTCAGCCTTTTTGGCGGCTCTCCTGCGATCTCTTTGATCTTGGCAACCACGTCGGGAGCCGTTCCGCGCCACAGGCGGGCACTGGCGACTTTCTCAACGTCCATACCGTTGGCGAGAGCTTCGTTTCCAGCGGAAATTGCCCGCATTGACGGCATAAGGTCTTCACGCTTTAGCTGGATGCAGGCGTCGCGAACGCGCCAAACGTATTGGGTCCATGCTCCAACGCCGTAGAGTTGGGCTTCCATCTTACGGTCGTAATCTACGACTACGAAGCTAAAGCGATCAAGGCTGGCGGCGTCGAGCGGATTTCTGCCTACATATTGACGGTCAGCGCCTTGGCCGAATGTGTTGGCGGCCAGTACACATCTAAAGTCGGGATGAACCTCAACTACTTTGTCGGGGAACGCACCGAAGTCGTTCGCGAGAATTGAGTTTAGCGAGTTTAGCGCGGCTGCGCCCCAGGTATCGCCTTCGTCGATATATAGAAAGTGGCCTTGCTCAACTGCGCGCCGAACCAGCGTATCGACGTATTCGCCGGTCGGGCCTTTGAAGCCCTTAACGTCGTACTTTGTTAGCGACTGGTCAATGAAGTATACTTCATAGTCGGGCCGGTCCAGTGCGACCTTAAGGGCGTCGCGAAGTTGCTTGCCCATGTGGGTCTTGCCCGTGCCCTTGGGACCGACGATATAGACGTGAGATTTTGATATTAGCCATTCGAGGACTTCTTCGAACTTTTCGTGGCGAGGTGCGCGATCGAGTTCGATGGGGCCGTTTGGCTTGCCGATTTCGATGCGGCGCGGGATAAGGGAGTCGGCTAATTTGCGCGCAGCTTCCTCGGCGATGCGAGTTATCTGCGTCGTCATATGCTGGCCAAGTTCGAGCTTGTTTACTTCATGCTCGATCTTCCAGTTCATCGCCGGTTCGAGGTTCTTTATGCTGCCCTCTAATACGGTTGTAACTTCGCGGCGCAAATTGCTGCTGAGTTCGTTTATTTGGGGATTGGCGATTTGCTCGACGGCTTTACGGATTTCCGTGGCCGATATGGTCGCCGGAGCCTGTGGAGCTTGCGGAATTGGATCGGGACTGCCGCCACCGAGAAGGTCGAGGTCGATGTCGATAGGTCTGCCACCGCGCCCGCCACCAAAGCGTTTTTGGTTGCGTTCGTTGGCGGCGTTATCGCGCACACTTTTAAGATAGCTGTCGCCGCCTTTGTAGGCGTTCTGTAGGACGTATGCGCTTGATTTGAAGGCGATCTTGGGGTCGATTTCTTTCGCGATCATCCACTGACGGATCAGCGTTGTTGCTTCTTCGACTTTCTTGGTAAATAGATGGTTGAACTCATCTATTGGTAGCGTTGGGAAGGCATTTCTTTGGCGTGTCCGCATGATATCGTCAAAGAGCTTGACGTTATCGCCGCGGATGCCAAAGCCAGGGTATTTGCCGATTAGTTCGTATAACTTTTGTTCGAGTTCAGAGGCGGTCATGATTACGCGAGTCCTGGTTTAGGGTTGATATTGTACTGTCAGCCCAAAGGCCCGCCGAGGGTTTTCCCGGGCGGGCCGACTTGGACGTGGGCTTTGCTTGCTTATCCGGCTTCGACTAGATAATCTTCGCAGATTTTGTGGGCTTTCTGGAGCGCGATGATGACTTCATCGCTATCAGTTTGGCAGATTTCTTTATCAATAGCGTCGCGTATTTGTTCGATGTGCTCAGGCGCTATCATGCTGAGGTCGATAGTTAGGTAGTTGTTCATGGCTTTGGTTCCTCTGTGTTGAGACGTTCGGCTAAAACTATTATTCTTTCAACTGTTCTAGCGCAGTCGCGTAGGAGGTCTTGCATAGGTTCAGAATGCTCCAGGCGATACAAGTCGATTACTGACGCCTTCCTGAGTGCGCGAGTCAGGAGCACAATGGCGCGCTCGGTTTCGGTTGGCTTGTTCACAAGAGTCATGATCTCTCCTACAGTTTGATGTCGATAACTTTGCCGCCGGTGGTATCGCGCTTGGTGAAGCGCTCACCGAGTTCGCGGATACGCTTGCCGTTGGAGTCGTAACGCTTTTCTGTTCGTGGGTTGTAGGTGCCGCCGTTGGAAGTTGAAATTCGTTTGTTGGGCCGGCGCTTCTTGTCGATAACGCGGTTGGCCAACTTAATGCCGTGCGGGCTGGCGATACCTTGCCACAGACCCTTGGCGCGCGCTGCGTTGAGTTCATCTTGGTGGGCCTTCGCTGCGACTTTCTTGGCCATCATAATGGCCTGCTTCTCGGGCGTGGCTGAGTCGTAGGCGGCTTGCCACGCTGCCGCGCGCTTGGCCGCGATTTCAGCATTCGTTAGTTGGGCGATACGCGCTGACTCAGCTTGCCGCTTTTCATCGGCGATGCGGTTGGCCTCCGCGACTTTAGCGTTGGCGGCCCGTTCGATCTTATCTTCAACCCGTAGTGTCGCCATGATTTCGGGATTTCTGAAGGCGAAGTCGCAGGGCAACGCAACCGTTTGGCGCATACCGTTACGACCGGGAAGTTCGCAGTGCGGGTTGCCCTCTGTGTCCAGGTAGATGATTAGTTGGGCGGTCATTTTGGCGGGTCCTGAGTTGATAGTTAGAGTTGATAGTACAGTTGCTAAGGGGCGGATTTCGCCAGGGAAAGCATACCACAGCCCCTACCCTGGGCATATATCTAAGATCGCAACAATGTTTTCAATAGGTTAGCAGGGGGCATGATGCGATCTGAGCAACTATTGCGCCCAGATCGCACCATGTTCCGCGTTCGTTCTCTTTAGTGCTAGCTCGTAGAGTCGTTAAAGCTTGGTGGGCTGGTAGCCAAATCCCGCGCGGACTATTAGGCCGCGATGTTCGGCGAGTTCTATCATCTCCTCGATCCTTTTCTCTGCGACATAGTCTGCTATGAAGTCCCGAATGAATTGCCTGGGTATTGGCTTTCGTTTCAGACGTTCGGCTTTACAGTATTCTTGTTGTACGGCAGCTTGTAATGGACCTTTTATGGAGTCATATATGGCTATGATTGTTTCGTATTCTATTGGAGTCATTGGCTGAGTCCTTTAGCTTTCGGGGGTGTATTCGGGAAGTGGGCCTTGAAGTTCGTTTTGTTCGCGGTATCGGGTTTTGTATTTTCTTGAGCTTAGGTTGGCTTTATATCGTAGGTTGTAGTGGTCGCGCCACCTATGTATTGCTCTGGTGTATTCGTCTGATATGAATAGTTGTTCGTTTATAATGGATATTCTGGTTGTTATTGCGCTGATTAGGTCTTGGATATCGTCTTGCAGTTCTCGACTTGGTTCTTTGGCGGCTATTCGGTTGCAGATTTCGTTTACTTCGTCGAGGGCTTTGTTAAGGCTGGTTGTGGCTTCTTTTAACTTGGTTTCGAGTTGTTCGCCTGCGACTATCAGAGCCAGTACTTGTTCTTGGCGGATGGGCATTGGCTGAGTCCTTAACGGTTGGGGGCATACGATTTGGCGATCTCGCCAACCATTACTATGGCCATTGCTCTGGCCATTGTCAATCGAGAGCATGGCTTGCCCGGTGGTAGTTGGGGAGGGTATGCCTTATTCGTATGCCGTTATTATTTATATATTTTTATTTTTTTTTTTTTAATAAATATAGAATTAAAGTCCGTAGTAAGTCAGTAACCACCCTCAACATAGCTGCTCTCGTATAGCAATGGCAACGGCAATGGCTATAGCAATGGTGAGCGATGAAGGCATACATTCCGGCTGCCAGAACATATGCCGCCAAGATTACCGACTTCATGAAAGGTTGGAAGAAAAATTTTTTTTTTCCGAAATTCGTTCGAAGTCGCCAAGACTCTCTGCGACACACACAGGGTCTTACGCGCGCGGGCGCACCCACCTGGGTCTGTACAGGCGTTCGCCCTGGGCGTCGCCGGCCGCCGGGCGCTACCGTCGGTAGCTGAAGTCGGTAGCCCAGGTCGAGCGGATGCTCGAAGTCGCCAGCCGGAAAAATCGTGTAACAGGCTCAAAAAACAGCTTGCGGGTATGGCTTGCCAGTGCTACTTATTGATCCTCGGTTAGTGAAGTATCACCTAGCCGATAGCCTCCGGGTTGGATGAGGCGCGGTGGGCAACTCAATGCAACCTGGGAAACCAGGGGCTCCACCAAATCTACCAGCTAGCCTCTGTAACCCTGGCAATCGTGCCGTGGGCCAGTGCCTAGCGGGAATAAAGCCTACTAAACCGCGCCCAGCATTCCGCTGGCGCGGTAACGCCATTACGAGGATAAAATGGCACAAGGACAGCGTAACGGTAACAGCACCAAGCCCCTCGCAACCTTAAGCCCGGAAGTATGGGCCGCAGCTTGCGCCAGTGCGGGTTATACAGTCGATGATAGCGGCAACGCTGTTATCGGTATCTCCGGTGAAAAGGGAGACGGGTATCTAGCTACGATCCCGTGCCCGGTTGATATGGACCCGGAGAACTTGGCCCGCGCCGCGCTCCAATACGCGCTACGGGTTGGCCAAGCTGGCCTTAAGGCGAGCAAGTCACCCGATAGGGATGTAGCTACCAAGGCGGCACAATCGGCCGTTAACGGTGGTTACAAGCCTTCGCGTGATCGGTCAGTCGATATCGTGGAACGCGAAGCGGAACGGGAATTTGAACTTCACGTTCGCGCGCGGGTTAAGGAAACCGATCCGAACGCATCGGAAGATGATATCGCGGCTACCTTGAAAAAGATGGCTGAGTCAGAAGGCGGCAAGGCTTGGATTGCCGATAAGAAAGCGGAAGTTCTGGCGCGCGGTACTTATGCGGTGAGCCGGAAAGCGGGTAGCAAGGGTGAAGCTATCGCGATCACCTTGTAAGCTTGCCAACGACTACGGGGCGGCAATCGTGCCGCCCCGTTCTCTTTACTTGGGAATGACTTCGATGTTCAACCTGATTGATTGCGCGGTTAACGCGAATGCTTGCGAACGCATTGGTATGATTAATACGATGGGCGGCAACGACTGGCTTATTACTAGCGTTGCGTTTTTAACAGCAGTCGTTGCGTTCCTGGTTATGGTTTGGAAGTCGTAACATTGCTAAAGTCGCACGCAACCTGAGGCACCCCCAGTCCCTACCTGGGACCCCTCAAGGTTGTGTGTGGCCAGCCCCGCACTCCACCCTCACGCAAAATCTCGACTTTTGAGAGTATGCACAAATGACCCAAGTCACCCCCAAACAAGTAAAGTCCCGCTACGCGGCCCCGCCAACCGTAAAGTCCATAACGCCTTATCGGATGTCTGTCCGCCGGCCCAAGGTCTACTTCAAGCCGACACCCGCAACTGAGACGACGGCCACACCGTCGCTCCCTATAGCCGCGTAACCCAGGAAGTCGCGAAGCCCCAACAACAACTACGAGAGGCCCGCCAACGTTACAGTCAGAGGTAAACATATGCCCACCATCTTACCGTCCCGAGGCCGCCCAGGCGTGACTCTACTTATGTCCGTGCGCCGCCAACTCACCGAGGACGATCTTATCGACATGGCAACGGACCCCGCGCCCAAGGTCGCCCCGCCGATAATCCAAAAGCTACGGGCAAGTCACCATACTGCGGCGCGCTTGCTTGCTCAGGGTAAGCCCGTTAAAGAGGTCGCCATACTTGTTGGCCGCACCCCGCAAAGAATTAGTGACCTTCAGAAAGACCCAGCCTTCACGAACCTGGTAACGTACTATCACGAACAGGTTATTGACACAACACTCGACCAGGCTCAAACTCTCCAAGAAACATGGATAGACATAGCCCAACTAGCGACTGACGAGATCGTCGACCGCCTAGAGGACCCCGAACAGCTTAAGGTCATTCCCGTAGGTGAATTGCGTCAGCTAGCGACCGCTGGTAGCGACCGTACTGTTGCGCCACCTCGCCAGGCTGCGCCCTTAGCGGCTCCGCCTATGCAAGTGACTTTTAACATGGGCACCAGTAACTTACGACCCGCAGAAGACAAAACTGAACAAATGATAGATGTGACCCCCAAAACCGAAACCGAGTCTGAGGAACCGTCATGACTAATGGGAACACCTCTACGGTGGTGTTCGCAACGCGAACTTCCCCAGTACACCGACCTAGCCGCAGTCAACGACCCGGCATCGTTTTAGGACTGCGATACGAACGTCGCTTCAAAGGCGAACTTGAAAAGCTCTTTAAGTCGAATCCAAGCCTGCGTGTTGAATACAATCCTTGGTTCTTCTACCGGCGTGCCGACGGCCAGGCAGGGGCCTGCTGTCCCGACATCCTACTACACGACGACGAAGTTGGTATAACCTGGGTCATCGAAGTAAAGTATACCTGGGTAAGCGAAGCCATCGCCAAGCTTAGGGACTTGTACTGTCCCGTTGTCGAACTGGCGTTATCGCGAAAGACTGAGCCCTTAGTCGTGGTCAAACGACTTACGCCAGAGTCTCCTATGCCACGCATGGGTTTGCTCTTGTCTAGTAACTCTAAGCTCTATCAGTGGACCGATATGGGTCCGATAACCTTATGACGTAACGCAAGCCCCCTGGAGGGCCTACACAGAACTGGGTTAGCTTTACGTCGTGACAGACCGAGGGGGGTCGATGTCATGACGGTAGACAATACTGATGTACAGTTTTGGCTTGAGTGGGCGGGAGCCAGGCTTATCGCGATGCCCGAACCTAGGATCAAACCAGCGGAACCAAAGGTCATATGGCCCGAATATAATCAAGACAGTCGGGAGATAACCAACTTCAGAGGCCGGCTCAGCCTACGTGCTGCTGCTCCGGCCAAGCATGAAGTCGCTATGGTTGACAAGATCCTCTTGTTGCCAAACGTGTGTGCTTTGCCCAATGTGCGCCGCGTTCTTCATGTCCGCGCGCTGGTACACCCGATCAATTATCGGCATCTCTATTCTTGGGTTCGAATATCTAAGCTTCTTCAGACAAGCCCCTACATCGTAAAGTCGTGGCACAGAAAGGGCCTGAACGAAGTAGTGACTCGAACTACGCCTGCCCTTCTATGCGAAATAAAAGCCTTTATGGGCGACAATCAAGGCTAAGGTTGCTACGGGTGTATGCCGCTTCCTGGTATTCGCGCGACTAATCGAGCCTCCGATGCGCTTTTTTCTTGATTTAGGAGAATATGGCCTATATAGCAGGGGGTACGCTGAAAGCGGCTTGCTTGCTTACTGACGTTGCCGGTCCCCCCGATCTGGTGGCGTCAGTAGGTTTCCCCAGCGCAGGACTACTAGGTAGTTAGTTGGGGTTTCGCGTGGGTTACGCGGTCCAAACTAGGGCAGAACTCTTTAGTTCTGCCCTTTCTTTTGATGGTGACCGGGTATGATTATCGAAATCTTGCTCGTTGTCGACCTGTTCCTGTGGTTCCTTTCCCTTTTGCCGGTTGCACCAGCTAACGCCTATACCTGGGCCACCAGTTGGCTTGCCTGGATCGCCGTATTATTACTCACGATCTTCCTTTTTGTCCCCGGCCTCCGATAACGACTCATGTAGGGACTCCAGGCTCTGGAATACGTCCGACCATATCTGTATCCGAAACAAAATGACGCATTCTTTGCCGACGCCAGATACATCTTATGCGAAGCCTCAACCAAAGCCGGTAAGACTGTTGGCGCGATTGCCTGGATACTAGAAAAAGCTTGGCACGGACTCGCCGGCCAGAACTTTTGGTGGGTTGCGCCAGTAAGTTCACAAGCCGAAATTGCTTATCGACGTATAAAAAACAACGCCACCAAAGGGTCGTTTACGTCAAAAGACTCCCCGACGCCGGTCATAACTCTGTCCAATGGTTCTATGATCTGGTTTAAGTCCGGTGACAATCCCGACTCGCTCTTTGGTGAAGACGTATTTGCAGCCGTTGTCGACGAAGCTTCGCGCGTTAAAGAAGAGTCATGGTACGCCCTGCGAAGCACGCTCACCGCCACGCGAGGCGAATGCAGATTTATTGGTAACGTCAAAGGCCGCAAGAATTGGTTCTACCGACTTGCCCGCTTGGCTGAATCTGGCGACTGGCCCGACGCGCGCTATACCAAGATCACGGTTCTCGATGCTATCGAAGCGGGAGTCATTACGAAGGGCGAACTTGAGGACGCGCGGCTTACGCTGCCGGAGGACGTTTTCCGCGAACTCTACATGGCGGAAGCGTCCGATGACGCCGGAAATCCCTTTGGACTTTCACATATCGAGGCGTGTGTCGGACGCCTTTCTGATGCTCCGCCTGCGGCGTTCGGAATTGATCTTGCGAAAAAACACGACTTTCTGGTGGTTATTGGCCTCGACGCTGAAGGGCGAACCTGTGTATTTCAGCGTTGGAAGGGTCTACCCTGGCGGCAAAGTATACGGCGTATCCACGAGATTGTCGGCGAGGACGTCCCGGCGCTTGTCGATTCAACGGGCCTCGGCGACCCGGTACTTGAGGAACTACAAGTCAACCACGGCAACTTCGCCGGCTACCTATTTTCCCAGATCGGCAAACAACGACTCATGGAAGGTCTAGCGGTATCTATTCAAGGCCATGAGATAACGTTCCCAGAGGGTCATATTCGGTCCGAGCTTGAGTCATACGAATACGAATATACCCGAACCGGGGTAAAGTATACTGCGCCAGAGGGCCTTAATGACGACTGTGTCTGCGCGCTTGCCCTCGCTCGGGAGCGTTGGACAGCCGTATCTCCTGGTCAAAACCTAATACATTATTATGCTGACTCAGCCCGGAGGGCGGGTCTAACAGAATCAACGAATGCCAGTGAAGAACAAGAGTTCGTTGAACGCTTTAGTCACACACCACCGTCACGAGCCGACGTCTTCGATAACGAACTAACCCAACTTTACGAATCGACGTTGGCCAAATACGAAACCGAAGACAACCTCTGTCGGCGCTGTGGAAAGCAGGTGACTTTACATCGTGTGACCGATGGCGCGTTTGTTTGGCACCCGCAATGCTACTGACTCATACTTCGTTTTGTTTCCTGGGCAGCCGTAGCATATTCGTTTGGGGGTTACTTGGGGCTGGTGCTTTCCGCCAAGGTCCGCCAGCCTCATTTTTCTCACCAACCGACCCTAACCCTCTGAGGACGCAACCCGATGGCAGAAGGTAAATATATCAAGCTTAGTGACCCCGCCAAGGAACCGACTCCCGGACAGACGCCGTCTGGGCCAACGCCCGCCGAACCGACCCCGCCACCGGCTCCAGTCGAGGAGCCCGAAGGCGAACCAAAAGACGAACCAAAGTCGTAAACCCCAACTTAGGAGCTACATTCTATGGCCGCAGTAGAAATTACCATTAGTGGCGTACTTTACGACAAATACAACCGGACACAGCAGAACGTCATCATCTTTGGCGAAGCCTCACTGACCGGGCTTCAGGTCGGAGGCGGCCCAATGCCGGGCGGACCACCACCTTGGGTTTCCCATCCGATCCCACCAGTTGTTTGGCCCAATCCGCCCGGTGGTGGCGGTCAGCCAAATCCACCGTGGTGGCCAGGACACCCAGAACACCCAATCCCGCCGACCGTGTGGCCGACACCGCCAGGTAGCGGTGGACAACCTCAGCCGCCGCTTGGGACGTGGGGCGGTGACTCTCCGTGGCCAGGCTACGCTACGCCGCCGATCTACATTCCGCCGCTGCCGCCTGATACCGCCCAGCCTAGCCCGGGTGATCCGACTACACCTCTGCCGCCACCTGCTGGCAGTCCTGGTTGGCCAGTACAAGGGATCGTGCCGCCGCCCTATATAGTCGTTAATTATCCGGGGGTCGGTCCGGTCATTGTTGCGCCGCCAGAAACGTCAGCAACCACACCGCCAGCATAACGGACTGTTGATTTGGGTGTATGCCGTAAAGTGGGTGTCGGCCCACTTTACACTTTGGGGGCTCCTGATGGGAAAAGGCGAGCAAAATCAAGCACTTAGTGGTTGGCTCGCTTCTTGCATTGCAAAGATGGTGCCAGGATTTCCCCTGGCACCATCAACCCTTTAAGGTAAAGTCGTTATGAAGCACATGTTAGTTAGGACCGCGACGGCAGCAGGAGTCCTGTTAGCCGTTGGACTTGGAACTGCCAAAGCCGACGTAATCATAAACGGGGTCACTTACATCGACCCGACCTCGTTCCACGTCACGAGCAGCGTCGCCACTGGAAGCGATCCCGTGTTGTTAAATAACAGCACGGCGTTCAGCATTCAAGACGTTGGCGGGCAGAACATCAGCCAGCCGCTAACCATCTACATCGCGGTGCCAACCGGGGCACCCGCACCGACGATCACCAGTGGCAGTTACCTTTTTGACAGCCAGCCCGCAACCCCAGTGACTGTCACACCAACTGGTACTGTCAGCGGGACGTTTTCAACGACTAGTTCATCCGACCTCTACACATTTGTCGGATGCGTTGCCTGCGACAACAGCTTGAACGGCAGCAACATCACCGCAGCCTATAGTGCGAATAGCATTACGGTGCCCAACTCGCTGACTGTGTTCACGTTCACGGCCAACCAAGCCTTCCAAGGCAAGGACGAGATCAACTTTACTGGCGTGTTCGCGAAGGGCGATATTATATTTCCGTTTGCCGAGAACGGTGCGGGGACCAACAACATCACGATCTTCGACACGTCGTGGACAAACACTGGCTTGGTAAACACAACCGGCGGCAGTCCACCGCCACCTCCACCACCTCCCCCGCCGCCGCCAATCCCGGAGCCGGGGACTTTAATGGTGTTGGGGTCCTCAATCCTAATGTTTGGCTTCACCGCTCTATGGCGGCGTCGTCGTTCGGGTTAAGCTAAGTGACTGTTATGAGCGCGCCCGTACCGGATGAGCAACTGAACGCACTACGCGGTGCGATCGCGTGGCTCGCCGCCGACGATAACGCGCTCATAACTATTGCCCCGATGCTGAAACGTCTGCGAGCGTTGCTCGCAGAGCTGGAGGCGCGCGAGGCTGCTGAGGCGGAAGCGACAGCGTCCTTTCATGGGATCATCTGGTCCGACGAGGCTCGCCCGAAATTTACGCCTTTAGTCAGTGCGGCCATAAGAGCGGCTGTGTCGGCCACCGCGGGCAACCCCGAGAACATTGACGCGACCTATGCAGTGACTGCCGCCCTCCGCGCCGCGCTACCTAACGACCCGATAGCGTATGTGCGGGTCGGCGATTATTACAGACTGCACCCACTCTGGCTCGAATTGTGGGGCGATCGAAGTTAAACACGACGTCGAACCAAGTTTTAATTGAGGCCCCTACTTCGGCGGGGGCCTTTTCTTGTCCGCCATACGAACCGATGTATCATTGGATGATTGCTGCATGTGTCTTGGTGTTTCATTCACCGGACGGCACCGAGTTACTTGTGCAATCAGACACTATTCGAGTTGTCAAACCAATCAGCGATCAACATCGTGAACATGTCGCGGCCGGAACGAATAGCGTAATTTATACGGGAGTCAGGCAGGCTGGTTTTGGCGTGGTCGAGACTGCTGCCGAGGTGTTTCAGATGGTTCGCGATTGCGAACTTAAACAAAAACAACGTTAGATGGAGAATTTAATCGTTGGCTAGGATGAGCTACGATGAATTTCGACAGGAAATGGCAAAAGCCACCAGGTTTACAGGGCATTCCAGTCCTGTTAGCCCTGGCGGTGGGCTCATGGGTCGCAGTGGTCCTCATAGCCCTGATCGTCCTCAGCAGCGTGCGCCTTTTGCTGGCGACGCCTACCGACACCCAGGCTACACGCCAGGATCAAGGTCTCATGGTGGGAACGTCGGACTACCAGCCCCCGGTAATGTCGGCGGGCCGCTAAGAGACTCCAAATATCTCAACGAACGACCGGAGGAGCCAAAACCTTGGGTCGATGACATTGACATGGAAGCCAACTGGTTTAGCCCGTTTCAACCAGTTTGGCCATTCGGACCACCGAATGTCAGCCGACCTAGAGAGTGGGACTATCCCGTTGGATACAATATCAACTATATTCCCCAACGAGTTGAGACAATGGCAATGCTTCGCGGCATGGCCCGGACTTGGGGAGTATTATCAACCATCATTGCAACTCGCCAAGATCAACTTTTGCGTATTCCTTGGACAATCCAGAACAACAACCGGCCCCGCAGCCGCTCGGCTGGTGTGGACCATATGCAGAAGTTCTTCCGCAGACCTGATGGCAAACTACACTATGCTCAGTGGAGCCGAAAACTAACCTACGACTTACTGGAACTCGATGCCCCGTGTATTTACTTTAGTCGTGACCGGGCGGGTCGACCGATTTCGGCCGAAGTTATCGACGGCGCAACCATATTTCCACTAATCGACGATGCGGGTCGGACACCGGAGTCAACAATCAACTTCGGTTCCGATGGCGCGATAGAATATCTTAAGCGTCAGCCTGCGTTCCAGCAAATCATCAAAGGTCAGCCGATGATTGACCTAGATGAGTCGGAGCTAATGTATGTTCCGATGAGACCTAGGCCCGATCAACCGATGTATGGTTATCCAGCCACGGAACAAATACTCGTCCAAGCCAGCGAAGCTATTAGGAAGAACTTCTACCAACTCAATTTTTGGCAAGACGGAACCATACCCGACCTGATAGTGACTGTGCCCGATGCCTGGAGCCCCAGGCAAATCGCGATGTTCCAAGCTCACTTCGACGCCCTCCTATCGGGAAATCTCAAACTCAAGTCCAAGGTTCGGTTCCTTCCTGGTGGGATGAAGCCCTTTGACATTAAAAACTCGTCCGGAGAGAGTCTCTGGTCCGAACGTGACGAAAACCTAATAAGATTAGCTTGTTACGCATATAGCGTCAGCCCCGCGCCATTCATTAAAATGCTAAATCGGGCGACTGCCCAAAACGCTCAGCAGATGGCCGAAGAAGAGGGTCTATATCCGCTGATGTCGTATTGGAAAGACTGTATTATGGACCCCATAATACAGGAACGATTCGGCTATGAGGACGTAGAGTTCGTATTCTTGCCGCGTCCCGAACCCGATGAAGAAAAACAAGCCAAAATTCACGACATGCGGATCAAGAATGGCGAAATAACAATCAACGAAGCCCGTGACGAACTAGGCTTAGCTCCTGTTGATGATGGCGACTCACATCTAATTTATATTGGGGCGACCGTCGTTCCCCTGTCTGACGCGGTCGCTGGTCACGCTTTACCAATGCCGGGGGGTGGTGGCCCGCCGCCTGGGGGTGATAGCAAAGGTTCGGGGAGTAGGCCCCCGTCGAATCTTCAAAATCAACCCCAGCGCGGTGCCAAGCAACCGGGAGCAAAAACTCAAGTAGACAAACCCGCAACCAATACAGTCACCAAGCCGGCCGCCAAAGTAGGCGGCTTTGTTAATTTGGACCTAGTTAAAGTTACCCCTGAGCAGATGGCGCAAGCCAATGAAGTCGCTGGTGGTGATTTACATGATAACTCAAACGCTAGACTTCATGCTGGAAATTTTCCAAAGGGGCACATTTCGTTCCAAGGATTACCCATATCCATCGAGAATGCCCCTGGCAGTGTTCGAGGTCACCGTGACGGTGATACTGTTGCTTGGGAGAGCCGTCTTCCGACTAGCTATGGTTACATTCGCGGCACTGTTGGCGCTGATGGCGACCAACTGGATGTTCTCATAGGAAGCGAACTCGACAGTCAAACAGTCTTTGTCAGCGATCAAAACAAACTATCAGATAAGAAGAAGAAATACAAGGGCTTTGATGAACACAAGGTCTTCCTAGGCTATAGTAACCTCAAGGCCGCGCTACGGGACTATCTTAAGGCTAACTCCGACGGACATGGACCAAAGCGTCTCGGAACTGTGGTTCAAATGTCAATCCGCCAATTCAAAGATTGGCTAACATCAGGTCAGACTCATGAGCCGATTGAAGAGCAAAGGTTCGGGCAAGTCGTCCTTGAAAATGGGGGGCTTAAAAAAGCCGACACAATCAGCGCCTCGACGGGCCTCAACCACTACGACCAAACCCTTGCGACGCCAAAAAAGAAACGCAAGAAACGGCTAAAGTCGGGTCCGCGTTGGGCCATGAGAATAAAGGCAAGTTCAAAGGCATAACGTTTTGAGCGATACCGCCTACCGTACCGACCTAGGGCGATCAAGCGTAAACGCCACTGGTGCCAAAGTTGACGTAGCTACGTCTGTTCCAACACATATCGCGCAAATGTTACGTCGACTGCATGTCGATCAAGGTGTCTGTGTCGGTACCCCAGTTGGCGGCGATATGGGACCGGGCCATATCAACATTGAAGGTAACATTTATCTGGGTGGGCAACTACTGGTGCCGACTGGCGTGGGCATACAAGGTCCACCTGGTCCCCAAGGTCCACCAGGAACAGACGGAGCACCGGGACCAACTGGCGCAACCGGACCCGCGGGTGCAGTCGGGCCTGTAGGTCCAACTGGCCCAGCAGGCGCAACGGGAGCGACTGGTCCTATGGGACCAGCGGGAGCCTCTGGAACATATCAAACAGGCCCGGGACTTCAGCTTAATCTTGCCACCACGCCGCCAACTATTGACGTCGCACAGCCCTACGTTCCAGTGGCCGGCGGCACCATGACTGGAACACTGACTGCTCCCACAGTCGATGTTGTTGGAGTCTCTGCTGGGTTTGTGTTTGCCGACCGAACAGGCGGTTCGCAGCCAAACTGGACCCTACTCGCCAACGGCGGCACAGCAAGATTAAACAACGTTACTAATGGCGATGTTGCTACAGTCAGTGTTGGCGGCAACCTAAATATGGCTGGCGGCGGCACGTTTGCAGGGCCAATTTACTCGTCCGGGTCGACCGCAGGTTTACGCTTTAATGATATAAGCGACAACTCGACTTGGCAGTGGTATGGTTCGTCATCTGTCGCAAGGTTGCGAAACAACGTAACGGACCTAGTAACGATTAGCGAAAGCGGAAACGTTTCGACAGTTGGCAACCTCTCAGCATCCCAATACAACATAAGCGGAAAGCGGGTCGCTACTGGCAGTGCCGGTGTCACAAATCTTTACGACGGTAACGGCACCAACGTATCTATAGTTCTCAGTTCAACCTTTTTGGAACTCGCGCAGGCCCAGCATTGGATTACTGGCGTCGGCGGGAGCCCCACTTTTGTAGGTATAAACTCGACCGCTGCAACATTCTACGTTCCAGTAGTCCTACCTGCTGATCCGACCACGAACCTGCAAGCCGCCACGAAGCAATACGTTGATGCTCATGTCGGGGGTGGAGGAGGTATAGCAGACGCACCGAGTGACGGTACGACTTATGGTAGACTGAACACTGCATGGACTGGGGTGTTGCCGTTGGCCGGCGGCACTTTGACGGGGGCGTTGAACGGCACCACGATTAACGCAGCCACCCAATACAATCTGCGCGGCATTAAATTCGCTGATCCGGGCGGCACCTATAACCAGATTTACCACGGTGAAGGCACCGACGTAGTACTTTACCTTGGAGGTACTGGTGACGCGAGGAACTACTACCAAAACACTGAACACCGATTTGGTAATCTTGCATCGACCGTCACTTGGTTAATATTGAACGACACCAATGCCACCTTCCTTCGGCCCGTCGTTCTTCCTGCCGACCCAACCACGAACTTGCAAGCCGCGACTAAGCAATATGTGGATAGCCACGTTGGCGGGCTACCGGGTGGTACTGCCGATTACGACACCCTGGTTTATATTAGCAGCGCGTGGACAGTACAGCGTCCTCGATACTCGGTAGGGTTTTCGTTCGTGGGTGGTGTGTTGGCGACTAACCAACTAATCGGGTTACACCAGTTCTCCAAAGCAGTGACAATCAACGGTAATTTTGGCGCTTATCTCGGACACAACCCGCGTGCCGGTGGCACGGCTAATGCTACGGCTTCGACAGTTATCACGGTGCAACGTGCGGTAGCCGCGTCGCCGACTTCGTTCAGCACCGTTGGCACGATCACATTTGCCGCTGGCACCATTACTCCGACCTTCACCACGACAGGAGGTGCGGCCGTTAGTTTTGCCGCCGGGGATGTTATGCGACTCATCGGGCCGTCAACTGCCGATACGACTTTCGCTAACATATACTGTACTCTGATTGGCTGGGAGACATAGATGGCAGTCCCAACCAAAACTCGTACCGTTATCTGGTTAGCACAAAATCTGATATCCGGTGCCGCCAATCTAACCTCGGCGTCGATTAACCTGTCGGCGGCATTCGAGGCCAACCTTGATATAAAACTGACTAACCTGTCAACGGGGCCAACCATCCCAGCCCAAGTCCAAATCCAAGTTGCTAATGATGCCGCCGGTACGCTGTGGACAAGCTATGGCGGGGCATTCGTTGGCACCAGCGCTAATTCCGACGTACAATACTTCTCAGTAACGATCCCGATTGGTGTTGCAGCGATAAGATTGGTCGCGGGTAGCAATACTGGTCAAAACGTCACGGCTGACGCGGATATCAGCATCGTGACTGCAATCGCGTGACAGTCGATGGCCTTTAGCCTTGTAGCTCACTCGTCCCGTGGAGGGCCAGCCAGCGGTTCGATAACTATGCCTGCCATGAATACGACAGGCGCGACTCTGATCGTCGTCGAGCAGACGGATTATATAGGAGGCTTCACCCCTCCTGCTGTTACCGATAACCAGGGTAACACCTATCTACTAGCTGTCACAGCCACGCAGACGGCCAACAACTGTACGGTGAGGATATTTTATTGCGCCGCTCCAGTAACGAGCGCCAGCCATACCTTCACCGTAAGTAGCTCCAACAACACTTCGTTCGTAGTGCAGGCGTGGAACAGCGGAACGACCACTGCCTTTTTGGACAGGTTTAGTGCCGGGACCAATGCTGCCCAAGCCGGGTCGATCACGCCCACTTACGACGGGGAGATGATCTTCGCGGCGTGTATGCACACTTATTCCAGCACGGGCACTATCGACAGTGGCTTTACCATCGCGGGCGCGGATTTCATACCGTATCTGGGCGGCTCCTACGTCGGGAGCGGTGCCGCGTACCTAATACAGACCACCGCTGCGGCAGTAAACCCAACGTGGAACGTCGCCGGCCAAAACATAGCGTCGGCTATCGCTTCGTTCACAACAACACCCCCTCCGGGTAGAGGATATCGTTCGAAGCCCCCACGTCCGCAGTTGCAGCGTGGGCATCCTTTAGCGCGGAACATAATCGCCGCGTGGCCTTTCTACGAGAACACCGGACAAACTCTAAACAACATCGCGGACCCCAGGGGCACGACTACTGCATGGCACGCTGATAGTCCTACTTCATTCCCTACTTGGAAGAGCAGTCCTTTTGGGGCTTGTCTAGATGTGGACAGGATCGGCACCCACATGTCTGTGCAGCTTCCGGAATGGTTTTCCACCCTGTCGCCGCCATTCACTTTGTATGCGACGGCCACCAACGTAAGCGGTAGTGTCACCTCCCGCTATCAGGGGCTCATAATACTTCGCGGTTATAATACTGCGATGGGCCTACATATGGGCAACAGCAACAACTGTCTGGCTGGAGAGTGGAACTCCACAGCTTCTGAGTACGATGCACTTACAGGCATGAGGCCGCCCGTCGGCATCCCTTTCTCCGCCGCTATGGTTATCACACCCTCATTATTCACAATCTTTTATTATGACCCTACAAGCGGGTTCCAGACATTTACTCTCGCTGAAACTTGTAGCACAATTAATCTGAGCGGTGGCGTGTACGTGCCGCTTAATTGGGTAATCGGATCGGATGGGTACGACTCAAACGCCCGCGTTTGGCCCGGGACCATTCACAACATTATGATGGCACAGTACGCTGCGTCGAGCGCCGAGTTCATGGTCTATGCGTTCGACCCATTTGCGATTTACCGCCCGCGCTCGCGGTTGTGGGAAAGTGTCCAAACGGGTCCACCGTTGGTCATAACGCCAGGGATCAATACAGTTGTTAACGTAGCCTAAGAGGCCCTTGAGATGGCTGACGATTTAGTTAGCAGGACTGACCTAGGCCGCGCCAGGGTTCACACCGAGGGCGCGCGCGTCAGCATCGAAACGTCGATCCCCAACTCTGGCTTCATGGTGCAAAGGTTATATGTTGACCAAGGCGTCTGTATCGGCGAACCCGATAGCGGCGACATGGGGCCAGGAAACCTAAACGTCGAAGGTAGCATATATATCGACGGTCAGTTATTTGTTGGTGGTGGAACTGGCGACGGAACTCAAGGTCCACCAGGCCCAGCCGGACCGCAAGGACCTGCGGGTGTCCCAGGGCCAATTGGTCCAATGGGTCCAGAAGGTCCAGTTGGTGCCCAAGGTGAAGTCGGCCCACCCGGACCTCAGGGCGATCCTGGCCCAACTGGTGCGGACTCAACCGTCGAAGGCCCAATCGGTCCCGTGGGTCCGCCCGGTCCGCCGGGAACAAAGGGCGACCCTGGAGCCGACGGTCCCCAGGGTGACGTTGGCCCCCAGGGTAACGTCGGGCCGCCTGGGCCAACAGGTGCCGACTCTACGGTTGCCGGCCCCCAAGGTGACGTTGGTCCTATGGGTCCAGTAGGACCTGCCGGACCTCAAGGCACAACTGGAGCAGCGTCAACAGTTCCAGGTCCGCAAGGACCAACCGGACCTATCGGTTCTCAAGGCCAGCCCGGTCCGCAAGGAACCCAGGGTCCAATTGGCCCCAGCGGAGCCGACGGCCAGCAAGGTCCAGAGGGAATACAAGGCCCTGCTGGCGTCGAGGGGCCTGCCGGTCCCATAGGTCCGCAAGGTACTGCTGGGCCTTCAGGCACCGACGGTGCACCGGGTCAAACCGCGGAGATTATTGGAAGCTTTAGCAACCGGCAAATAAGCGAATTGCCGCCAAGCGGCTATATTCCAGCCAATTGGGACAGTCCTGGCAATCCACCGCTAGGCAATCAACTCGCCAATGGTCAAGGGCTACTCTATTCTCCGACTCAAGAGGTTTGTCTTTGGGTTGGTGCGAGCCTAACACCTGCTGGCTGGGTAGTGTTGGGTAACGTCGCGGGACCCGCGGGGCCACAGGGGCCGCAAGGTCCACAAGGTATTCAAGGTGTAACCGGAACAAACGGTACAGTCGGTGCCCAAGGCCCGCAAGGAACACAGGGTATCCCTGGGCCACCCGGCCCAACAGCAGTCAGTTCCAACAGTGGCAACACAGCAACGCTAGGAACCGACGGTCTTATTTTCGTCCCGGTATATCCCGCTGGGTCGAACGCCGTCCCAGCTATGGATAGCCCAGTCGGTACTAGTGGAACATCGACTTTTTGGTCCCGGAGCGACCATGTTCATCCGAGCGACACGGGCCGCCAGCCAATCGCCGGAGCTACGAACGCCAGTAACGCTGCCACTGGAAACCTAGGCGAAGTTATATCGGTTAGCGTCACAACCGCTGTAAGCCTAACGACCAATGTTACAGCTAATGTTGGCACTTTGGCTTTAACGCCTGGCGATTGGGACGTTAGCGCATCTGCAACAATAACGCAAAGCGCAGCGGCAACAGCAGCAGCGGTTGGTCTTGGCACCACATCCGCCACGTTACCGACATCAGCACAAGTCGCTCAGGGCCAAGGTGCGTTACATAGCGTAAACGCAACATTCACTAGTGCTACCGCCCAAACGCTTCCCACGGGGGCCGCCCGATTTAACGTCAGTGCGAACACCAACGTCTTTCTGACTGCTCGGGCAACGTTCTCCAGTGGAACCGTAACAGCGACCGGCTATGCTTGGGCTAGGCGGGCAAGGTAAATGACTTTGATAACGTCCGAAATCTTCACCTGCTTTGGCAACGACTACCAACGCCAAGGTGATTTTGTCAAAGCGCAAGCCTGCTATGAGAAAGCTATTAGCCTAGACCCCAACCATCTACCTGCCCTCGCAAACCTAGCAACTGTGCTATCAGCACAGAATAAACTCGTCGCTGCCACAGCAATACTTCACCGCGTTACTTCGCAGACCCCAAACGACCCAGACCAGTGGTTAGCGCTGGGCAACGTCCTTATGAGACGTAATAAGTTAGTCGGATGTATGCCGGCTTTGTGTCGCGCGCTCGAATTGCGGCCCGAGAATCCCGACGTACACGTAAATCTCGCCGCCGTTGAGTATCGTAGACGTAACTATGAAAAGGCTGAAGAACTATTAAACCACGTTCTGTCGCTTGGCCAGACTCATCACTCGACATACTTCGATCTATCTCATGTTAAGCTTGGCCAAGGCGACCTCGAAGCCGGTCTTGGGCTTTACGAATATCGTTGGCACACAATGGTTCACGGTCCAGCTTGGGACCATCACATACCAGAATGGACGGGAGAAGATTTAACCAAGAAGCACATACTTATTCACGCCGAACAGGGTTTCGGCGATACAATCATGTTAAGTCGTTTCATTAGTTGGATTAGGGCAAAGAAAGTGACTTTTGCTGTGCCGGGAACGTTAGTAATGTTATTTAAGGCGCAAACACTCGGCAATGAGGTTTCTGTCATTGATCTTGAAAACCTTCCACTGAACGCAAGCAGGGTTTATGATTTTCATACGCCAATGTTTTCAATGTTGCGTTGGCTCGGCGCAACGAAGCAAGACATTAATTCCAAACCCTATTTGTTTGCGCCAGATGACGGCCCAACTGTTAGCAAGACAAACAAGTTCAAAGTTGGTATATGCTGGGCCTCCGGAAGTCATGGTGATAAACAAGCTAATTGGCGGCGAAGAGTTACCGACTTGGAGACTTGGCTTCCACTAGCAGAGATTCCCGACGTCCAGCTTTTCTCGCTCCAACGAGACACCGGGACCAAGGATATTGCCGACATTGGCGCAGGCGGATTGATTGTGGACCTTATGCCAGAAGTCGATGATTGGTCCGACACTGCCAAACTGATAAATCAGTTGGATTTAGTCATATCTGTTGACACCGGCGTTGTTCACCTTGCGGGTGCGCTTGGCAAGCCTGTTTGGATGCTGAGCCAGCAGTCGCCATGTTGGCGGTGGTGGAACATCGAAAACGGGAACGGTCTACCCTGGTACAGTGATTTCAAAATCTTCTGGAATCAGGGTCCCAACAATTGGTCGGAGATGCTTGACGATTGTTGGGTCAAACTAACTAAGGACACGAGTTATTCCCAACCTTCTTCAGAGGAGAACTAACATGGCAACTATTGCACGGTCCGGCACTGGAACCCCAACCTATGTTTATACCATTACTGACATGGTTGCGGGGCAGGGCATCGTAACGTTAACCGTCAACAACATTACCGGAAACACGGTAACGTTGTCTGGTACTGGTAACCTCCATAACGACGGTATGGCTCT